CAGCTTGAGTAATGACATCATAGTTAACTGTGCCTGTAGCTGCAGTAGCTGAGTTTGTTACTTTTTCAGCTAGTTGTTGTATTTTACCACCACCGTTAAAAGTGACTCTTCCAATACCTTTTGGTGTTAAGTTTAAATCTACGTTTGTGTCTCCACCTGTCGCTGATAACTCAGGAGCATTTCCTGTAGCTGCATTTGTTGCAGTCATTTCGTTTACAGCAGAAGCAGTAGTTGAAAATTTAATTTGCTCGTTGTCATTCTCATCATTAATGGAGTTTCCACTATCAATTAAAATGTTGTTTCCGTTAGCATCTAAGTCGCCACCTAATTGAGGTGTAGTATCTTCGACAACATTTGCTAAAAAGAATACATCGTTTACATTTGTACCATCTGAGTAAACTAAAATAGTTTTACCTTCTGGAATTGTAACACCTGTTCCAGAAACAGTTTTAATAGTTAAAGTGTTTCCTGATCTTGTAGTGTTATCTGCAACAATGTAAGTTTTTTCGATTCCATCTGGAACATTAACAACTCTTGTACCCGCTAAAGTTCCTGTTAAAGAAAGAACCATGTTTCTAGCGTTTGATAAAGTTGCGTTAGTCATAGCTAACGTTACATCTGCTGATGCAACATCAATAGCTTCATAACCTGCAATCGCTTGTTGTACTAAGTTTAAGTTTGTATTTGTTTTATCGCCCCAAGTACCAGAGTTTTCCCCTGTTACCATCAGCTCTAATTTTAAATCTGTTGAATAACTTGATGCCATAATTTTAATCCTTTTTTATAATAATTAAATTTTATTTCTATTACGCTGCCTTGTCAACTACCGTCCAAGTTGGACTTGTTCCAGAGTCTACAAGCTCCCATGCGTTTAATCCTATTATACCTGTTGAGACGCTACTTGTCACTCCTGTTACCTCTACAAGTACGCTTAATCCAGCGGTTGGAACGCCCATTGTAGTTGTTAATTCTATACCTGTAGGACTAGCTATTGTAACTGCTTCAGAATTTTCGTCTCCAAGCGTAATAGTTAATTGTTGACCTGTAACAGTAGCATCTGCATTAGCTTCAATTGAAACTGCATTTGTTGTTGTATTTAATTGAACACCTGTAATATCGGTATCTGGCGCAGGATCCACAGTTCCTTCAGACATCGCCATACCTGTATCCACTGTTGCCTGACCCCAAGATTGTTCACCCCATCCAACCATGGCTCCCCAACCTGGATTACTTTGTGAAGAAAGTTCTACATCTACAGATACTTCGATATCCTCATCTCCTGTGCTAACGCTTGATGAAACACCTGTTACATCAAGAAAGACCCACTCACCTTGATCACCCCATACTTCATTACCCCAAAAATCTCTACCCCAACCTTGTTCATTGTAGGCATCAACTGTTCCTACTGAAGCAGTTGCAACAACTCCAGAAGGCATAACGTCTGGTGCAGGATCTACTGTACCCTCAGATATTGATAAAGTATTTAATGGATTTTCAGATAAGAAAATTTCAGTAGCAATAGTTACTTCTACTGAATTAACTGTAGTATTTAATTCTTGAGCTTGTGTTATAGGTGCATCATTAAAGATACCAACATCAACAGTTCCTACACCGCCCCATCTAGTGTTGTAACCGTTCCAATTTCCTTCTCCCCAAGCTTCTTGGTTATGTTCAGATGAAATAGATAATTGATTTCCACTTACAAGTGCATCACCAAATATACCCCAAGCATTATCACCCCAAGCTTCTCCACCCCAACCAGAATTTATTTCTGCGTTGATAGTTACTGAATTTAAACTTGCACTTAATGAATTTGAAGAAGGTATTACGGTTCCATAACCATTCCAAATGTTTGATCCCCAAGTTGATCTACCCCAACCTTGGTTAATTTCACCTTCTGCTGTTTCTGTACCAATTGAAATTGTTAATGAATTTCCTGTAAGTGTAACATTGTTATCACTTAGTTCACCCCAAAGATTTTTTCCCCAAGCCTTTCCACCCCATCCTTGTTCAGGATAAGCTAATGTTCCAGCTTGAACGGTTACACTTGGTTGATTAACACCACCGTAAGAAAAAGATCCCCATGAAGAAGATCCAAAAGCAGTGAGACCTGCTGACGATACCTGTACTGTAATATCTGCCATCAGGCCTCCCTGTTAAAATTATGCGATTCTTAAAATAGCTGACGAACTCGTAAAGTTTGGAAATTGAATTGTAAACGTTCCAGAAGTTGCAGTTTTATCAGCACCGAAATCTAAAACACAAACTGCTTTTTTAGCTTCAGTTGAGTTATAAATTAAAGCACCTCTCGCAGTTAATGTTACACCTGTGAAAGATAAATCTGCAAAATCAGCTATTGCGACTCCGCCTGTTGCTAATGAAACTTGTTGCGATTGTAAAACTCCACCGCCAGCAACATATTGTCCAGAATCTGCTACTTCATTTGAAGTAGTGTATGAAGTTGTTGCTGAACTTAAAGTTGCTACTGATGTGTATAAACCTAATTTAAATACGTCGCCACCACTCTCTAAATCATGAACTCCCTCTAGGATTTCTTTTTTAAATGAATTGGCTACTGCTTGTGTGATTGCCATGTTGTTTTCTCCTTATTAAAATCTTTAATTATTCGGTGAAGGTGCAGGAATTTTCACTCTTGGCACCCCATCCGTATACTCGTCTCTACGTCTTCTGCCCATTTGCTCTAACGCAAAACTTTGTATAGCTACATTATACTTGTCTGAATAGATTTTGTACATATCCATAGGCCCTTTTAGAAACTCATATGCATTAACCATAACAGCATTAAATAGAAGATCAGGAGCATTTTTGGAGACATAGGTCTCTGTATTCGTAGCTGATAGTTCATCAGGTGAGTAGATATAACTTAACTGAACTTTGTATTGAGCATCTGGAGCTGGAGCCATAATCAATGTAGTCTCCTTCCAATTAGCATAGTATTTAGGAACCCCTGTTGCTCCTGTTGAATTGTATTCGAATATAAAACTTGTGTCTCTTTTTTCTAAGTATTCTTTTGTGGTTGGACTTTGATTAGAATCAAATACCAATATTGATCTAACAATAATAGAAGTTCTAGTTCCTGTAGTTGCAGGAGAACTTGGTAAATCCAAATATGGTGAATTTAAGTTTAAATTAGCAGTAGCATATTCTCTAGTATAATCTGCATCTACTTCTCTAAAAATACGAAGTTCTGCATCTCTAATCATACCTTGAATAATTGAATCAGTTAAAACAGTAGATCCAACTTCAGTATAATCTCTAACTTTTTGTAATAATTCTGCGTATGTCATATTATGTAATTGTTATTGTAACACTCCCTACTCTTGTTCCCAACTGTCTCTTGTTGTTTTCTTCTAAAGGACTTTCAGATGGTTGCATACCATCAGATGTAAACTGACCTGGCCAATATTGTGGATCCAAATATACTGTTACAGGTGCAGGTCTTTGAGGTCTTGCATTCCATAACGCTACAGGATCTGCCATATGTGGCTTTGGATCTAGCTGAGGATGTTTTGCTTCAAATTCAGAAATATGTACCCATGATCCATTCCATTCTTTTACCATTTCTCTGTATGGAAAAGCTTGTCCCGATCTATCAGATATGGATTGTGAATATTTACCTTTTGCGTAAGCCATTACGATCCTTGTGGGTAATAAACATTAGGAGTGATGTAAACAGATGTTCTTTGTCCATCTTCTTCTAATGCTCTTTTTAATTCATCTTCGTATAATAATTTTAATGCTTGTATTCTATCAGGTGCAATTTTTTGTGATAAATAAAATGCCAATCCAGATACCATACATGGAAAGAATCTAAATGGCATATCTGAAGTATTAGTATATGCACCTACATCTTCGATTCTTGCAAGATAGTAATAGAATATATTAGTCACTGCGCTCGTATCAGGAGCCAGATATAAACTAATAGTTGGGTTGATTTGTCTATTAACATAATACTGAGAAGGAGTTCCTGTATCAGTTTTATTTGGTATTGCAATATACTCTGATCGAGAAACTTTTGTTAAAGTTTGCTGTGTTCCACCTGTTGTAGTTACAACAGCTTCTAAAACATCGTTACAATCGCTTGGAGTATTATAAGTTACTTGACCGTTTACAAATGTAGTTGTTTCAGATTTAACTTTCCAAAGATTAATACCTCTGTTACCCCATTCAGAAAATAGAAGATTTAAACTTCTTCTAGCAGATCGAATGTCGTTACCTGAATTAGTTCTTACGCCACATCTTTCGTAAGCCTCCTCAATAACTTCATCAATAGTGATATTAAAACTTGTAGTTCCCGATGTAGCCATTTCATCCTTAACCTATTTTGATTTTGCCATTTTACCATACTTGGCAGTCATCATACCTGTCATTTTGTAATTTTTATGACCACCACCGATCGCCATACCACCTGACATTTTTTTCTTAGCAATTTTTCTAACATCTTTTGCGTCTGGTAAATTACTATATATCTCAATAATTTTATCAGCATCTTCTTCCATTTTATTTTTTTTATAAGCTTTAGTACCCATTATCTTACTCCTTCAAATTTTCCTCCCTTAACAGCGATACCCATACCACCGCAAGAGAATTGTGTTATTTTCAATTTAGCTACAGCTTTTGCAGCTTTATCCTGTTTTTCTTCTTTGACAGAATCCGTTGCTTTTTTTAATGCCTCTAAATAGGCTTTGTATTCAGTTGCTTCTTCCATTACTTTAATAAATCTCCATAATAGTCTATTGAATTTTTATTAGATAACTCTATTCCTGCTGAGTCATGTTTTATAAACTTTCCATTATAACCACCTGAGCTAAATGTTTTAGTAAAAGTTAATGTGCCACCTTTTGTTTTATTTTTGTTAC